ATTCCTCCTTTTTCTTCTTCATGTGGCACTTCACCTAATTCAGTTGAAAATTCATCGTTTGGATTCAAGAGGTGATCATCCATCATATCATCATGGGCTCGATTAGATTCAAAATAAGGTCTTTCAGTATTCATCCATTCATAGATTTCATGTAGAACATACTGTAGAGATTTGCCTTCTTTGTCTTCTTTCATTTCAAGCATGAGGCCTTCCATTGAGCCGTATACATTCCCACCTTGAATAGAATCGTAGGCTACAACTCCTTGCTTTCTAAGGTGTGTAAACAATCGATTCTCAGCTCCATAGACTAGATCTGACATGCTGTCCTTGGCAAAGGCTACAATTTTCTTTTTTTCAGTCAATATCATAATATCGATATCATTATGGTCAAAAATCATATAGTCTCCATTCAAAGCACGTCTGAAGTTTAATTTAAACTCATACACTTGCTTGGTGGGATCGTGCACGTTGACACGTATAGGTGGATCTGCAACCTTAACTCTTACAGTGTCATCTACAAAAACAGAAACTTTTTTTGCTGGTTCGACTGTGACGCCCAATGGCTCTTCTTTATCAATATTAACTAACGGCATTACTTTTTAACCTCTTCAATTAAATCTTGAATGTAAAAAACATCCTTGACCATATCTTCCGTAATTGGTTTTGTGGAAAATGATTGTAACTTAGTCAAAACACGCTCTAATTTGGATGAAATTGCATCATTTTTAGCGTTTTTTTGTGTTTCGGTAAGAATACCTATCTCACTTTTAAGTCTTGAAATTTCCTCATTTAAGAACGATTTAAGACCTAATCCGTTGTCTGAAAACGATACAATATAATTGGTCAACAAATCTTTCTGTTCTTTCAATAGACTATTTTTGTATGTACTATTGAATTTGTTAACAAAAGTTTTATAAGTTAGGTTATCGACATGCTTCATTTCTTCTTTGATAACCTTCTCTTTGGTCAATAATTGAACCAGCTTCGCTTCCACTATCAATCTGGACTTTGCTTTTAATTTTGAGTCAAAAAATGTACCAATTGAAGCAATATCTTTGTAGTTGGATATAAAATTTGCAAAAGCGGCGGAAGATAAGGACTCGTTTATCGATTTTATCAACTTTGTTTGGGCATTGAACACCTCTTTGCGGTCTAAATCGTGAAAATCTTTACGAGTTTCAATCAAAAACCTTTGAGCAAAGTCTTTTGTCATCTTTTTCGATTCCATTATAGAGCGGTATATGTCTAAGTCCTGCTTCAGTGGCGAACCTTTATGGAAAAATTCCTTTATTATTGACAATATTTTATTTTTTTTGTCATTTTCGTTTCTTACAACTGATTTTGTGAGTTCTTTTACAAGACACTCGTAAAGAAAAGCGGTATTTCTTTTCTTATTATGCTTCATCTTCATCTTGTTTCCTCTTGGTTTTACTTTGTAGTCCTTCTAAAAGAACAGAAATTTCATCTTTTGTATTAAATAGTTTATCTTCTTCAATAACGTGAGATTCCATAACACCTTTGCCCAATTGGCGAAGTTCGTGTGGATAATAAGCAGATTTGTTTAGCCCATCTGAGTATCCTTTCCATCTAGATCTAAATGTGTTTCCGTATTCACCAGTGGCCATGTTTTTCATTTGCTTTCTGCGGCCACCTTTGTCATATGAAGATTTGTGTCTTCTGTATTGGCCTCTTTTTCTAGATTTAACCGCATCGGGCCGTATCCAAACACTATCATCACGCTTTGCTGGTGCTGCCAATAGGGTCTCATCTTCTTTTTTGTCATCGCCAGCTGGCTTATCGCCGCCCGCAGGAGTGTCACCGCCAAGGTCTAGACCACCTCCGGCATCTCCACCGGCTGGTGTGTCGCCACCAAGATCACCTAGATCTCCAAGTCCACCACCCCCGGCGTCACCACCGCCAAGATCTAGTCCGCCACCTGCGTCAGCGCCACCTGCACCACCCGCAGCGGCTGCTTCAAGACTAGCCATGAATTTTTTGTCGAAGTACATTTCTCTCTGCATTCTGACAAATTCTTCTTCTGATATTCCGAGCATATTTTCAGCAACCCATCGTTTTGAGAAATAGTTTTCTGTTGCTGCACCTGCTGCTTCGAACTTAACCTTCCAGTGTTCTAGCTCTTGAAGCTCTGCGATTTTTGAAGGATTGTTTAATCCTAATTTAAATGATAGTAAATCGTCTCCACGGTAACCAAGAGTAAAAAGATGTATAATTCCAATCTTTTCCAATTCAGACACAATAGACCTTTGGAGCCTTTGAATTGTTCTAGCAAATCTGATATCCTTTTGTGCAAGTGTTGTTTTATCTTCTTGGGCCCCTTCTCCCATTACAAGATAAGATTGTGGTATCTTTAACGCAGCAAACAGTTTTTCACGAAGATACTTGACATCTTCAATCTGGCCGGTGAACTGACCACCTGCCATGTTTTCAATCTTAGTGTTCGATGCTCCGCCACGAACTGGTACAAAATAGTCCTCTTCAATTGAGAGGGGGTTGTACCGAAGATCCACACGTCCTGTTTTTGGATCAACCACTTGGTGACGTTTCATCTGCGTCATAACTTTTTGCATATACTGTTCGACGTCTTGTGGTGGAATAGCGCCCACATCGATATAAAACACTCTGCGTTCCGGAGATCGGACAATACGATAAGCCATCATGGCGTCTTCTAATAGTGTTAGCTGCCTCCAGATTCGACGTGCTGGTTCCAGAACAGAAGTTCCGTACGGGTAATGCTTATCATTACCCAAAACTCTAAAATGAGCAATCTGCCAATTTTCCAATGTCATACCAGCAGAGTTCCATTGAAATTGAACATAATTTGGATTTGATTCATCTTCACCCTCTAGGCGCTCAATTTCTTGTTGTGGCACACCAATGCATGCTTTAACACCCAAACTATCGTCCAAATCTAAATACAGAAATAAATCTCCGTATTTGCACATAGTTCTAGCCCAACCAAACAAATTGTGCTCTATGTTCAATACATTATAATACAAAGAAGTCAGAACTGCTTTGATTTCCTCGTTTGGGCATCTTATTTTCAACATAGGCTGAATAGAAGAGTGTGTTGTTATTTCATCTGCGTAAATATCAATACTAGAAGCAATGATTGGTTCGTATTCCATCTCATCAAAATCCATATACCGCTCAGATCTATTTCTGTTAGATATCATACTAACCGTTATAGAATTCATTGCATTATATTCTGTCTTTTTAAATTGCTTACCAGAAGCAGATTTAAACCTAGAAGAGAAAATATCTAAGTGTCTCCTTCTCAACTGTCGACCGGTCTGCGTTCTTCTGTTAACAATTGGCCCGGAGAACAGTCTTGTCAAAGATCTGAACAAGCCAGAAGTTTCATTATAAGGGTTTTTACCTTTTCTCATTTTTTTAGCCATTTTACTATCCTTTGTAAATCCAAGAGTATTGTACTAATTGTTCTTTAAATTCTTGTTGTTTTTCTTGCACTTTCTCACTGTATCCCTGCATACCTTTAATGGTAGTATTCATGATACTGTCGCTCTTATACATAGAGCTTATCATTGCCTTTTTATATTCAACTTCACGTTTATTGACTTGTAAGGCTGTGTCTTTGACCCAGCAACCAATTGCGATGGCCATTATTAAGTCGTCATTGTAAGATCTCATCGCCTGTGGTTTTCCGTTGTTCCAAATAAAAGTTTTAAATTCGTGATACAGTCTGGACGAATATGTTGTTAGCATTTTGTTTCTTATAAATTCTTCTAGTTTTGCAACTACCAAAGGTCTTGTTTTTGTAGAAGTGGTGAACCCCGGGATTGCTCTGTCCATGGTTTCGCCTTGGTGTGCTTCAACATATTCATGTGTTGCCTTCATCGAGTAATATAAGTTAGGATAACCTAAGTCAACCAGTTTTTCTAAAATTGATATGCCGATGCCGTTGTTTTCAACAACCATCAGACAAGCACCATATTCCATACCAGCATCAAATAGAATTTTAGAATACATATCTAAAGTTGGCTTTCCCTGATATTCAGCCACGACTTCCATGGTATTCAGTTTGAGAATGTGAAAAACAGAATTGTCAGCACCATCTCCCCTAGCAACGTCAGCAGTTAACAGATATTGATTATTACTGTCAAACTTATCCCAAATCCAAAAATTTCTATCATACCCTGTTCTATAGATGGGGTCTTTGACATTTCCATGAACCCATGTCAAATCATCCGGGTGTATGACAGTGTCTCCGGATGTGTTGAAGTTACAAAGCAACTCTTGTGCAATTTGCCTTTTCGACATGTTCTTGGTCTCTTTTTGAAACCATTCCTGATCCCTTTCGGGGTGCACGTCCCACATCAATTCAATTGGGTTAAACTCGTTTTCTCCATCGACTGCACCGACATATGTCTTATGAAACCAGTTCCCTGTTCCTTTTGGTGTTGAGAGAGCGATGCACCGACCACCAGTTGCCAACGTAGAATATACCGCAGTCCAAATGTCGCTCATTTTCTCAATGTGTGCCGCCTCATCGACAACCAACAAAGACAACGCTTCAGAACGACCAGCATCTTCAGATGTGGGTACCGCTTTAATGATAGAGCCGTTTGATAGTTCAAATGATGTTCTGTTATCAACGTCAATAGTTGCAATTTTCATCCAATCCGGCAAGTTTTTCATCATGCTCTTTACTTTCTTAACTAGGTTTGACGCTGTGCTGAATTTAGTAGCAAGAACCACAATGTTCTTCTCTTTGTGAAAAAGCATAAACCAAACGCAATAAGCAGCGGTAATCGTAGAGATTCCCAACTGCCTTGCTTTTAATATAACATTGAAACGAAAATCATTGTAGTCATTAAGAAGATCGTCTTGATACGGATAGGTCTTAAATTGAATTAGACCCTTCATTGGATGACTTATACGGCAATAGTTATTAATAAAGTATGGAGCGTCTTTCCCACACTTTAGTATTTCTTTAACAATTTGTTTCTTTGTAAGTCTAAATGCCATGTCATCCTATTATAAACCTGCGAACTTTCTCTCTTCTGGTGTCAATCCATCAATGCCTGCGTTCATTTCTGCTTCAAAGTCACTCATTCTTTGTCGAGCGCCCTCATCTCCTAGGAAAACACGCCTAGTACCGTCTGGGGAGTCTTGTTGCGGGTAACCTTTATCAACATACATTTCGAAAGAGTGTTCACTCACCTCTTTTTCTTCGCCGTCTGGACCGACGACAACATATCTCATTGACTGTGCTTCTGGCATTTCGAAATCATCGCCGCCATACTGCATTTCTTTCATTTCTTGTTGAATCATTTCTTTTAATAATTTTGTTGTTAACTTCATTTTTGATTAGCTCCTTTTTTTCTTGTATCATTTTGAGGTCTTTTGTTATTGTTATTAAGTTCTAGGAATTTCCTAACAGCATCATCAACTGTTCGACCTTCAGAACCATATGCAGAGTCAAGCTCATTTAAACCTGAGATCTTGTAGTGACAATATGCTTGAACAAAAGAGCGCACACGAGATACCGAAGTCGCTAGAATGTTAGTATCGCCCTCTTTCGTAAGCGTAATTCCCTTGCCTGTTATGGCCTTATATTCCTTTTGTAAGAATTTTTTAACTTCATTTAGTCTGCGTTCCATTTCTGTTTCGAATCCGCCACCATGTATCTCCTTCAGTTGGATATCAGACTGATACTTGATGCAAATCTTGTTGCCATAAAACTTTACATTAAAACCATCCATAACTCGCTTGTCCATAAGCGGGCAACCTTCTTCTCGCATTAAGCCAACCTTTTTTGCTTCACCTTCACGAACATACCGCTCGTCGTGAGCGCCGTCGTAAGCATTGGCAGCAGCTTGTGCAAGTCCTTGGATAATTTCTAAAATATTTGATTCTGCCATTATTTATACCTCTTCAAATTTTCATGCAATTGTGTTAATTGTGCTTCGCTAAGGGATTCAACAATTGTGATAATTTCATTAATTTTGTTGCTTTTTCCATTGGCAAGTTTCTCTGCACGATCAACTTCTTCTTGGATGATTTGCTTAAGTCGTTTTTTTGTTATTTGCATTTGGTCTCCATCCTTTTTTCCATCTATCTTCACGTCCTTCAATCCACTGGATGTAGCATTTCTCACAACAATCAAACTTTGACATATAAACATCATCGTTCGATTTGAATGAATAAGTGTTGCAAACCGGGCAAGAACGCTTTGATTCTCTTGTAATTAGTTTCTTTGAGATTAAAACACCTTGAATTTCAACTTCATCCGGGGTTTGGTTTGGGGACACGTAAAATTCTTTGATTTGGGACAGATATTGCTTTTCTTTTTCATCGTCCCAATCTTTCTTCGGATGCTGTACGGTGTTTTCTCCGTACTTCTTCGCAATCGCTTGTTCTACTTTGACAGCGTAGTTTGGATCTTTGCTCATTTTTACTCCTATTTGACCAAATTAATAATACCAATAGCAGTAGCCATTCCGGTTATAAAGCCACCAGCTAACCACCAGCCACTTCTATTTGGCTTTATCTGTTCTCGAAGAAGTTTGTTTTCTTCTTCTCTGATATTAATTAGTTCGGTTAGGCGCATGTCGTCTGCTTCACAGGTAGCAGACAAAATATCATACTTATATTTCTCATGAGCTTTCATTAGATCGACTTCATAGGATACTCTAAGTTCGCACTCCTTGCCTTCAAACTTTTTATCGACAATTATAATTGCAAGAGCCTCATCGTTAAAAAGGCGACCAGTAAATGGTGCCTCCTCTCCTTTCTTGATGGCTGTAAATTGTGGTGTTTCTGCATGCGCAACAGGGCATGCCAT